TTGACTGCATTAGGTTTTGTAGGGAAAAGTTTCTCTTTTCTTCTATCTTCATACGCATTTTTTAACCATCTAGCACCATCTCTCTCAGCATCTTTGAAGATTGCCCAAGTCATGACAAGTGGTATTAAAACTGCGAAATGAACTATAATACTCGTCACTGTGTTATATCCTAACCAACCCATGTAAAATGAGGCAAAGAAGCCAAAGTAGACTGACCACATAGTAAATAATACTAGCATGAAGTAAGTCTGTAAACTTGGGTCTGGTATGTATCTCAAAGGATTGTATCTTGCGTCCATAACTAGACTCCAACACTCGTAAATCCATAGTCCTGTTTTTATTACTAATTTTTTCATATAATATATTATAGTCGAATTTTAACCTGTTGTCAAGAATTATTTTTAGTTAAGTATAAAATTTACCTTGACTTGAGTTGAAAAAGTTGGTATAATATTATCTATGAATGAAAATGATATAAGTTATTTAATATTTTTAATTTTTGCCTGTGCTGGTTCTTTTATTGCAGGAAAACAAATCGGAATCAGAGGGACGATTGACTATTTGGAAGAGAAAGGAATACTTACTTTCGATGACAATGAAAAATAGTTCTTGACATCACGGTTAAAAATTGATATAATTAGTATGTAAGTGGAGGGTTTCACTTACATTTTGGTGCAGTGACCGAGAGGCACTGTGAGTATTTACTGAAAAGGAATTATGGAGAAAAATAATGAGTATAGATTTAAGTAAATTTTGGCTTGGTTTGGATATGCCAACGCTCCCAACATATACGGAGACAAGTTATCCTAGATATAATATAATCGAAAGTAAAGGCAATTATCGTATTGAGATTGCTTTACCAGGGTGGCAAAAAGAAGAACTGGAGATAGTCGCTGATGGCGAAGAACTTCAGTTAAAGGGTAAAAAAGAACAGAAACTAAATTCTGATGAGCGATTTGTTCATCAGGGATTAAGTCTAAAATCTTTTGAACGAAGATTTATTCTTAATGCCGACTTACAAGTAGAAGAAGTAAATCTACAAGACGGATTACTGACAATCACTCTGTCACGAACTCCAAATTCTAAGAGGAAAATCTTGGAGATAAATTAAAATGAAAGCAATTATATTGCAAGTTCGTGATAGTATGTGTGAAGACGGTTCGCTCTGCGACCTAGTAATGAATACCTTAATCATTACAGCGTTCGGAGGTGTGATGGCACAAAGCATAGTCGTCCTATCTTAATACTGTCAGAAAGGTTTCGAGGGGTGTTTCTCGAGTGTGAAAACCCCTCACTAACGGAGAACAAATGAAAACATCACAATATGGAATAGATTTAATTAAACACTTTGAAGGGTGTGAATTAAAAGCATATAAATGCCCTGCAGGAGTATGGACAATAGGATATGGACATACAAAAGGAGTGCAAGAAGGAGACGAGTGGAGTGAAAGCCACGCTAACCATATGTTAGAAGTTGAATTGGAAGAGTATGAAGGCTATGTAGATAAATATGTAACAGCGCCTTTAGGTCAGAATCAATTTGACGCACTTGTTAGTTGGACTTACAATTTAGGTGGAGGAAACCTAAGTGCAAGTACGATGTTAAAAGTGTTGAACGCTGGTGAGTATGATGAAGTACCAAATCAAATGCTTAGATGGAATAAAGCAGGGGGTAAAGTGCTTGAAGGATTAACTCGCAGGAGGCAAGCCGAAGCAGATATGTTCTGTGGCAAGGAATGGAAGTGAAAGACTTTTATTATAAATTACTGAGGTATTTCTTTCCAACATATAAGTTAACTGTTAGTTATAATGCCATATTCGGAGACGCTGATGATACGACTTATATAGTTCGTAAATTTTACGCAAAACAAGAAAAATACCTAAAGTTTAAAACCGAGGAAGGAGATACGATTGAAGTCCGAGGTGCTGAAGGATTAAACTACAGAATAGAAGAAATATGAGAAACCCTTTGCGAATGTATGAAAATACAAAAGAGTGGCAAGACACATCAGATGCTTGGGTAAAGACAATGCACGAAAGCAATAAGCGTAAAAAAGCAAAATACGGACAGTGCAATCACGATGACTTTGGTTGGTGCGAATCCTGCCTAGTCACAGTAGACGGAGAGGAATTAGTAAAAGTATGAACCAATTTTTTATAGGAATTATTATAGTGCTAGGACTAGGTGGATATTGGTTATACCAAGAGAATGTCACACTGAAAGCAAATAATCTAGCATTAGAGGGAGCAGTTGCTACGCAACAAGAAGCATTAGACACAATGGCTAATGATTTTGCCCTACAAACGACACAACTGAACGAGATGACAAAGAAAAGTCAAGCCGCTCAAAGAGAACTGAATAGATATTCAGAATTTATAAGAAACTACGAACTGAGTGCCAAAATAATGGGCGACCCAGTTGAGATGCAAAGGAAGATAAACAATGGAACAAAACACATTATGGAAGACATCGAAGAACTCAGCAATATTGTTGATGACCTTGACGATGGTCTCCAACTGCAGCCTCCTACCAACGAGGACATTAGAGGTTAGTGCAAAACCGATAGAGAGAACAATAGTTCAACCTATCATGCCTCGTGAGATAGACTTAAAAACAGTTCAATGGTTAACTATTACACCAGAGAACTTTGAAGAGCAGTTTGCAGTTATAGAAGCACAAGAAGGGGAGTTAGTATTTCTTGCTATGACCATACCAGATTATGAGTTAATGGCATATAATATGCAAGAACTAAAAAGATACATTACAGAACTCAAAGATGTCGTAGTATATTACCGAGAGGTTACGACAGCGGATTTAAGCAATGGAGAAAGTAACACTAAACAATAAGCAGATAGAAGCTAAATTACACTATTTAGCAATGTTTTGCTACAAACAAATAGCAACATATAATAAACACCCAGCACCTGATGTATCTTACAAAAGACTACAAGATAAAATGGCAATGACAACTCCTACTGTAGACAGAACAAATACAATAGATTATACAGGAAGATACCCCTCAGCAGAACTACATGATACAGTTCAAGCATTTATGGGGGCAATGAAGTTAAATACTAATACAAAAAATTGGTATGTAAGTGAACTAGCAGTTCAACCAAAGAAATGGGGCTGGACAGCATGGAACAATAGTCATTTAAAGAAAAGAAAGTTTATAAGATTTATATACAACAGAAGCACTGGAGTGACCCATTGGTTAGAAAATGGGCAGATGAAGAAAATTCCAGACCAACATCAAGGAAACAACTGGACAATATTAGCAGGGGAAATGACAGGAACACAATGGTTAGCAGATAGAAACACAGGACTATATACACCAAGATTTGTATTTGAAATATCTATTCCAAGTAAGAATTTGAATGAATGGAACAAAGCAAAAGAGATTATTAGATATGTTGGGTAAGTTCTGGGAAATGTTACAATGGCGGCGAGTGATGAACAATCACTCAAAATGGTTTGATAAAAATGAACCAGCACAAGACCGATTCGAAGAAAACGAAGAATGGTTAGAAGAATTAGAAGAAAGGGTAGACAAGTTAGAGCAGATTGCTCATCCAGCAAAGGACATTGAAAAGTTCGAAAGTTACCCTCGATTATTAGAAACAATTAAACAACTAGCAAGGGAGGAAATTGGAAGAGCCACAGCCGAGAAGGTTAATAGCAAAGAACAGTAGTCCAATAACTACATATTTAATGACACCAGACGGACTAAAGAGTGAAACCTTTAATCCAATGGATGCCGCTATACCATTGATATGCAGAGCAGTTAAACATGATAGAGTTCAAAAATCTCTTGCAAATTCATTCAATGAAGTAGGATTGATAGACCCAATCATTGTGATACCAAATACCTATCCAAATTGGTGGGCATCACAAAGAGGTGTTAAAAATCATCAATCTTGGTTAAAATCCTACCCCCTCCTCGCCTATACAGGCAACCAAAGATTAAGAATAGCTAGAAACTTAGGTTATGATACTATAACTTGTATCATTGCTGAGAATGTAGAGTGGGCTCATGCTTACCAACTTATCTTGCAAGACGGAGTAA